CTCGGTTTAAATGTTGTACAAATTTTCTTCGAGGATAATCCGGGTAATATTAAAAGAAAACACTACACTATTTGGTCGGGTATTGCACCTGATGAACAACCTGAACATGCTGCGGAGGTAAAAGAAAAGGTTTTTGAGGCTCAAGAAAGATCAAGTGGTAGTATCAATCTTATGAAATTTCCGTCAGATAACATTACAATTTCAGATATTAAATCTAAATTGAGAAAAATGGCTGCGGACGGAATTAAAGTTGATTTATTAGTTTTAGATTACGTGGATTGTATCACACCCGAAAGAAGTACTAATGGTGACGAATGGAAAGGGGAAGGTTCAATCATGAGAAGTTTAGAATCAATGACTGGCGAGTTTAATATGGCAATTTGGACGGCAACACAAGGTAACAGAGAATCAATTTCATCTGAAGTTGTAACGGGGGACCAAATGGGAGGTTCGATTAAAAAGGCACAAATTGCACACGTAATACTATCGATTGCCAAATCGTTAGAACAAAAAGACCAAAACTTAGCAACACTTACGTTAGTTAAGTCACGTATTGGTCGTGATGGTGTAGTATTCACTAACTGTAAATTCAATAATGAATTTTTAATTATTGATACCGATTCACAAAATACATTATTAGGTCACGAACAAGAAAGAGTTCGTAATAATGTAGATAGAGCGGCTGAAGCTTTCAACAGAAGACAACAAGTAAAACCAAGAGTTTAAAAATTAAAAAAAAAATTATGACTGAGAGAATCTTACAAGACAATCCTGGACGCTTTGTCCTTTTTCCTATCGAACACCATGACTTATGGAAGTTCTATAAACAATCTGAAGCATCGTTTTGGACCGCTGAAGAAATTGATTTAAGTCAAGATATTAACGATTGGGAGAATAAATTAAATGATGATGAACAACATTTCGTTAAACATGTGTTAGCGTTCTTCGCGGCGTCTGACGGTATCGTAAACGAAAACTTGGCCATGAACTTTGTAAATGAGGTTCAATATACTGAGGCTAAATTCTTTTATGGTTTCCAAATCATGATGGAGAATATCCATAGTGAAACGTATTCATTATTAATTGATACGTTAGTAAGAGACAAAGATGAACAACATAAATTGTTTAACGCAATTGAAACTGTTCCAGCAATTAAGAAGAAAGCTGAATGGGCACTTAAATGGATTAATTCAGAATCATTTGTAGATAGATTATTAGCGTTTGCTGCGGTTGAAGGTATCTTCTTCTCAGGTTCATTCTGTTCTATATTCTGGTTAAAGAAAAGAGGTTTAATGCCGGGCTTAACTTTCTCAAACGAATTAATTTCTCGTGATGAAGGAGTACACTGTGATTTTGCTTGTCATTTATATAACAACCATATTGAAAACAAAATCTCACAAGACAGAATTAAAGAAATCATTTGTGGAGCGTTAGAGATTGAAAAAGAATTTATTCTTGAAGCATTACCGGTTCGTTTGATTGGTATGAATTCAGATTTAATGTCACAATATCTTGAATTTGTTACAGATAGATTATTAGTCGCGTTAGGTTGTCCTAAAGTATATAATTCAGAAAATCCTTTTGATTTTATGCAAAACATTGCATTACAAGGTAAAACTAATTTCTTTGAAAAAAGAGTTGCTGAGTATCAAAAAGCCGGAGTTAACAACGTAGCAACTGAAGATTTAGATTCGGCATTTGGTGATGACATTGATTTTTAAAATATTAATATAAGATGAAAGTAAAAAAAAGAGACGGGTCCTTAGAGGAAATGAGGTATGATAAAATCACGAGAAGAATTAGTGTGTTCTGTAGTGATTTAAATTTAGAATATGTCGATCCAACATATGTTACTTTAAAAGTAACACAAGGTATATATGACGGAATTTCAACAACTGAATTAGATGTGTTGGCAGCAGAAACTGCGGCTGCAATGGTTACTACTCATCCTGACTATGCAAAGTTAGCAGGAAGATTAGCAGTTTCAAATCTACATAAAACGACACATAAGAAGTTCTCACAATGTATTAAAGAACTTTATTCTTTTGTTGAACCAAAAACAGGAAAAGAATCATCTTTAATTGATGATGAAGTTTATAAATTCATTATTGAAAATAGAGAAACTTTAGATGGGGCAATTCATCAAGAAAGGGATTTAGAGTTTGATTATTTTGGTTATAAAACATTAGAGCGTTCATATCTTTTAAAGATTGGAGATAGAGTTGTTGAAAGACCACAATATCTTTATATGAGAGTTGCGGTTGGTATCTGTAAAGGAAACATTAACGAAGCACTTCGTATCTACGATGATTTATCACAACACTTCTATACACACGCGACACCAACGTTATTTAACGCAGGTACACGTAGACCACAAATGTCTTCTTGTTTCTTGATTGGAAACAAAGGTGATGATATTGATGGATTGTTTGATACAATTAAAGATGTTGCGAAGATTTCTAAGTGGGCTGGAGGTATTGGTTTACATGTTCATGATGTTCGTGCTAAGGGCGCTTATATCAAAGGAACTGGTGGACAATCTGATGGTCTATTACCAATGATGAAAACCTATAATGAAGTGGCACGTTGGATTAATCAGGGTGGAAAGAGAAAGGGTTCGTTTGCGGTTTATTTAGAACCTTGGCATTCCGATGTTTTTGAATTTATTGATTTAAGAAAGAATCATGGTAAAGAAGAAATGAGAGCAAGAGATTTGTTCTTAGCAATGTGGACTCCCGATTTATTTATGCAACGAGTTGAATTGGATGGTGATTGGACATTGTTCTCACCTGATGAGGCACCTGGTTTGTCAGATGCTTACGATAGTCCAGAAGACAAAGCATTTACTCGTTTATATGAATCTTATGAACAACAAGGTTTAGGTAGAAAGGTGATTAAGGCAAGAAAGTTAATGGATGCCATTTTAACTGCACAAATCGAAACTGGTACACCTTATATGTTATATAAAGACCCTGCGAATTATAAATCAAACCAAAAGAATTTAGGTACCATTAAGTCATCAAACTTATGCACTGAGATTATTGAGTATAGTTCACCAACAGAACAAGCGGTTTGTAATCTAGCATCAATTGCGTTACCGAAGTATATTGTTGATAACGAATTTAATCACGATTTATTATACGAGTATACTTACCAAGTTGTTAAGAACTTGAATAATGTAATTGATTTAAACTACTATCCAACGGAAGAAACAAAACGTTCTAACTTTAAACATCGTCCAGTTGGACTCGGTGTTCAAGGATTGGCGGATGTGTTTTGTATGTTAGGTTTACCATTTGAATCAGAAGTTGCAGATAAATTACAGACCGACATTTTTGAAACAATATACTTTGCTGCTATGACATCTTCGAATGACTTAGCGAAGGAACATGGACCTTATGAATCAATTACAGGTTCACCAATCGAAAAAGGAATTTTCCAATTTGAGATGTGGGGTAAAACTGACAAAGATTTGTCAGGTCGTTGGGATTGGAAAAAATTAAGGAAGAATGTCGTTAACTATGGTGTTAGAAATTCATTATTGGTTGCACCGATGCCAACAGCATCTACCGCACAGATTTTAGGTAATAACGAAGCGTTTGAACCATTCACAACAAACTTATATTCACGTAGAACATTAAGTGGTGAGTTTGTTATGATTAACAAACATTTGGTTGCTGATTTATTGAAGTTAGGATTATGGAATGATACGATTAAGAATAAGTTAATCATGGAAAATGGTTCAGTTCAAAACATTCCTGAAATTCCAACTGAAATGAAAGAAGTTTATAAGACGGTTTGGGAAATGTCTCAAAAGAGAGTTTTACAAATGGCTGCAAATAGAAGTGTGTTCATTGACCAATCACAGTCATTGAATTTATTTGTGGATAATGCAACTAAACCTAAATTATTGGCAGCCCATTTATTCGGTTGGAAATTGGGTTTAAAGACTGGTATGTATTATTTACGAACTAGAGCGGCGGTTGATGCAATTAAAGGATTGGGTGTTGACACTTCATCGTCAAAACCCGTTGAACAACAAACCCCTTCTGTGAATAACGTAGAAGTACCTACAAATAATACGTTAATTAGTGAACAAACACCCGAAGTTGTAATGACATCGGAAAGACCAACAGATTCACCGTTTGAGTGTGAAGGATGTGGTTCATAAAACAGATAGGTAGAATAGTACAGAATAATAATCCCGACTTTGGTCGGGATTTTTTGTTTATTAATATTTTATATTAGTTTATATTTATAGGTATGGCGGTAACATATGGTATAGATTTTCCATTTAGAGATAGTCCAAAGGGGACTTACCTAAAAATGACAGAAACACCTGAAAGGGAAGTTCGTGCGAATTTGATTCATCTATTATTAACAAGAAAAGGAAGTAGGTATTTTTTACCGGATTTCGGTACTCGTTTATATGAATTTATTTTCGACCAAAATGACGTTGTAACCTTTAATTTAATTGAGGAAGAAATTAGAGAAGGAGTTAGAACATATATACCAAATTTAGACATTAATTCAATTAATATCATGTCAGCTGAAGACGACCCCGATAGAGATAAATTATATTCGCAAGATGAAGATGCGAGATTATTTAGAGTTTCGGACGACTCCACCAGACCATATACCGCAAAAGTTAAAATTGACTATACGGTTAATAACGGAACGTTCACTTCTTCCGACTTTGTAATTATAAACATATAAAATGGCAAAAAAAATAACATACGCAACGAGAGATTTTGCGGGTTTAAGGGAAGAACTTGTAAACCTGACTAATGATTATTATCCTGATTTAGTAAAAAATACTAATGACGCATCTATCTTTTCAGTATTATTAGATTTAAATGCTGCCGTTGCGGATAACTTACACTTTCATATAGATAGAGTTTGGCAAGAAACAATGTTGGACTTTGCACAACAAAGACAATCATTATTTCATATTGCAAAAACATATGGTTTAAGATTACCGGGTAATAGACCTTCGGTTGCGTTATGTGACTTTTCAATAAATGTACCCGTTAGAGGTGATAAGGAAGATGAAAGATACTTGGGTATAATAAAAAGTGGTGCACAAGTATCAGGTGGAGGACAAGTATTTGAAACATTAGAGGACATCGATTTTTCAAATCCATTTAATAGTAAAGGTGAACCAAATAGATTAAAGATTCCAAATTTTGACGGAAATAATAAATTAATATCATATACTATTACTAAAAGAGAGGCGGTTGTAAATGGGGTAACAAGAATTTTCAGAAAGGTTATTACTGAGTTCGACCAAAAACCGTTTTTAAAAATATTCTTACCTGAACAAAATGTTTTGGGAGTAGTTTCCGTAATCCATAAAGATGGTACAACGTTTGCTGGTAATCCAACAAACTCGGAATTTTCTGAAATTGCAAATAAATGGTATGAGGTTAAATCATTAATGCAGGATAAAGTATTTGTACCCAACCCTACAAGTTCATCAGATAAGAACAATTTCAAGGCTGGAACGTATATTGATGTAAATAATAAATTTACAACTGAATACACACCAGAAGGATACTTCTCAATGATTTTTGGGTCGGGTTCAGTTAATCCAATGGATAACCTTGACAACTACATTACTGGTCAATTAAAAGTAAATTTAGCAACATATCTTAACAACCTTTCATTAGGAGCAATACCTAAGAATAACTCAACACTATTTGTGAAATATCGAATTGGTGGAGGTAAAGATTCCAATTTAGGGGTTAACGTAATCACGTCAATAGATACTGTTGAATTTAACATAAACGGTCCAATATCAGGAACTAATACACAGGTAGAACAATCTTTAAGAGTAACCAACGTAACTCCAGCTGTAGGTGGTGCAGACCAACCGACAATTGAAGAAATAAGAAACATGATTTCTTATAATTTCGCGGCTCAAAATAGAGCAGTTACCTTAAATGACTATAAATCATTAATCGAAACAATGCCATCAATATACGGAGCACCAGCGAAGGTTAACGTGATGGAAGAAAATAATAAAATCAGAATTAAATTATTATCATACGACGAGAAAGGTAATTTAACTGATACCGTATCTAACACATTAAAAAACAATATCTTATCTTATCTTTCTGAATATAGAATGATTAACGACTATTTGGATATTGTGAGTGGTGAAGTTATCGATTTAGCTTTAGAAGTGGATTTGGTTGTTGATAAAAACGAAAGTCAAAGTGACATTATTAAGTCCGCTATTGAATCAATTATTGAATTCTTTAGAATTGAAAAGAGAAAAATGGGAGATCCATTAATGGTAGGACAATTATCTAATTCTATTGGTAATGTACCGGGTGTTGAGAACGTAGTAAAAATTAGGGTATTCAACAAAATCGGTAATGAATATTCGTCAGCACAAGTATCACAATCATATGAAGACACCGCAACAAAAGAGATACGTCAAACTAATAGTGTAGTGTTTATGAAGAACAATCAGATATTCCAAATTAGGTTCCCTAATAAAGATATTAAAATAAGGGTTCAAACTCTCGGTTCGACTACATACTAAGTAAAATTTTCTTTATTATAATAGAAAATCAACTACTTTCTATTTATTAAAGGAATGGTACAGAAACATAGAATCTCAACAAATATCGGTAAAGACCAAGTAGTAAAAGTCGAATTAAAACAAGACTTTGATTTACTTGAAATCTTATCATTAAAATTTACACAAAAAGAAGTGTATACCTCACTTTGTGCGGATTATGGAGTGGTTTGTGGTAGAATTAGTGTTAATGGTGGTTTTGGTATTCCAAATGCAAAGGTTTCAATATTTGTACCCTTAACATTGGAAGATGAACAAGACCAAGTC